GTATGACGACGATATACAACTTTGAAAAAGGTAATTTGAGGATTACCAGTTAAATAAACATCCTGAGCACCATAAGCTACTAGTTGAAGAAGACCACCACCCATTTACGCTATATTCTTTATACTATTAGAGGAGAAAAAAAAAAGTGTAATATTACACAAAAGACATTACATTATTATTGTTATAATATATTGAAAAATAATACGACATATTTTAATAATTTAGTTGGAATAAGCAAGACCACCCATACCAGATAATATGCGGAGAACATTATAGTTTACAGCATATATATTGATACCACTGTAATCAGCATCGGTATTTGAACCTCTGTCTACATTTGTTTGTTTCTGCGAAACAGTATTAACCATGAGAGTGGCTGTATCAATACGAGACATATTGAGGGTGCCACTTGGTTGATGATCTTCGGGTTTAAGAGCAAATGAATAAACATTGATACCTGGATTGGCAGATACATTGGTATGATGTTGATAAGGTTGTACTAAATTGAAATAAGAACCTTTGCGGACTGCGAAACGATCGTTGCCATTTAATTGTAAAATTGCATCTTCGAATGGATTTTTAGCACGAGAGGGTGTTCCAACACCGAGAATATCATCATTTGGGTCCATGTCAGTATAATCATACCATCTTGCATTACGAGAAGTAGGGTTTCTTAATTTAGCAACCCATACTAATTCTTTACATGGGTGGTTGAAGTTGAGTTTGACACGGGTGCTGCCAGTGCCAAGAGTTTCAGTACCGGTGAATTGTAATTGTTCAATTAAATATTCATGAGATAATTGAGCAAAACGTCTGCGTTCATCTGTATCAAGGAAGATGTAATCAACCCATAATGATATATCTTTAAGATCGAGAACATTTGCCGAGTTCGCTGGTCCTTGTGTGCCCGCGGCAGTTTGAACAGTACAATTATGTTTAGTATCAAATTCAATCTTTACTTTAACTTCGTGATATTGGAGAGCAATTAATGGAAGAGCTAAACCTACATTGCGACAGAACCAGAATTCTAAGGGAACATATAAAGTAGTTGAAGCAACAGATGTTTCTGCAGCATTACCCCCAACCATTTTATCATAAGCGTGACGTTTTCCAACAGGTAAAGATAATTCGTTCCAAATATACATCCAATCCGAATAGTGTTTATCTATTTGTTGACCGCCAATTTCAATAACAACAGATTTTAATAAGCGAAGACCTAAATAGTTAACATAACTTTCGTCAGTACCAGTTATCGCCGGTACTTCTACTTGGAGATACATGCGGTTGATTAAATCACCGTTACGGGATATTTGACAATTTACAGTGTTCCCGTATCCTGGGTTTCCATTGAAGGTTTGTTGGATAGCTTCAATAGCGAAGTTAGTATGACGACGATATACAACTTTGAAAAAGGTAATTTGAGGATTACCAGTTAAATAAACATCCTGAGCACCATAAGCTACTAGTTGAAGAAGACCACCACCCATTTACGCTATATTCTTTATACTATAAGTGGAGAAAAAAATATAATTCACCACGCGAATATTTCTATTATAATACATATAAAACTAATTGTGATAATTTTATTATATATGATGTTCAAAGAAAAATCATCAAAAAAAAAGATAAATGTTGATACAAAAGAAACCTATACTCTTGATGCAATGCATAATAATATGATAAAAAAATTTGAACAAACGGATAAGGATTTACAATATCATAATACAATGTTAAATAAATATGAGCAAAGTTCAAATATAATATTTCACCAATTAAATAATGATAATAACGATAAAGATACTATAAATTTATTATGGACAAGTAACGTTGATTTGCGCGAAAAAATCATAGAAACAAAACATAAAATCAAAGAGCTTAATAATAATTATGATGAAATAGAATATTATAAAAATACTAGCTATATTTTATTCCAATATTATGATACTGTTGATAACCAATCTCATATTAATAATGCTCTTGTTTCTACAACGAATATAATTAAGTCTTCGATAGATATGCCAATAAAACAAGGAAGAAAAATATATAAAAATGAAACAAAAAATAAAAAGTCTAACTATGTGCAGAACACTATAAATGTATTAGACGCTTTAAATAATATATCTAATCAAGAACAAAATAATAATATTAAAGATAGTGATATTAGTGATATTAGTGATAGTGAAGATTTAGTTGATGATAAAAGTACTTTGGTTGATAAATATATGTCTATAATAAATAAAAAATATGTTAGAAATGTTGAAGATGATAATATAGAAATATGTAAGGATTGTAAAAGTAAAATGATTTGTTTGCAACAAGACGCAATAATGATATGTAATACATGTGGATATCAAGAATTATTGTTAGTTGAGCAAAATAGACCTATACTTAAACAAAATACCAAGGATACTTCCCATTTTTGCTATAAGCGGATAAATCATTTTAGGGAATGGTGTAACCAAGTTCAGGGGAAAGAGAGCACTGATATTCCAGACGAAATATTTGAGAAGATTTTAGCGGAAATTAAAAAAGAAAAAATACTCGATCTTAAAGCAATTACATATTCTAAAATGCGCGATATTCTTAAAAGATTACGCATCAATAAGTATTATGAACATATTAATTATATTATAAATAGAATCAATGGTATCCCTACTCCGCAATTTAGCCCGGAATTAGAAGAAAAATTATGTAATATGTTTAGAAATATTCAAGCTCCTTTTTTGAAACATTGTCCAAAGGATAGAAAGAATTTCTTATCTTATAGCTATGTTCTTTATAAGTTTTTTCAAATATTAGGTCTTGATGAATATCTGAAATATTTTCCTCTTTTAAAAAGCAGAGAAAAATTGTATGTTCAAGACCAAATATGGAAGAAGATTTGTATTGATCTAAACTATCAAATTATACCATCTCTCTAAAATCCAACAGGAAAACCAATCAAACTAAAACCCGCTCCTAGACCAACTCCTTGTCTAGCACTATTTGATATAATAGGGGATAATAAATCTAATATTGAAAAAGTACATGCGGCTGTTAATGCTAAAAGCCATATTTCATTCCATTCAAGCTTATTTTTAGGTAATATTAGCGCTATAAATGCTACAACTAAGCCTTCAAATAAATATTTCATCAATCGCGATCCTGCCTCCGAATAATCAAATTTATATTCCATTTTTCTACTTATTATTCTTATATTTTTTTTAAAAATATATAAGATTATAAATATATAAAATATCATAAGAATATGGCGACAGTAACTGACAAAAACATTGATCTTGTAGACCCAAGAGTAGAAGACCATTTGGATGAAGACAAACCTATTAGAGGACAAAAATATGTATTACTTTCATTTGTAAGCCCCGAAGATGTTATTATTAACAAGGAGGCTCTATTTTTTAGTAAATTCATGGAAAGTTTTTCTAATAATGTTAAGGAAATCTTTGATTCTATTAAAGAAAAATATCCTGATTCAAAAAATGTTATTGATAGTATTAGTGATAATCATAAATATATCTTTGATGCAAAAGAAATGGATGAGCAATATAAGTTCTTTAAATCCGTACATGGGCCTGACCTTGAATCTAAATATCATGCCGATAATAAAGGTATTACATCTATTCGCGGTGTAAAAGTTCGTGGTTGCTTTGAAACCCTTGATGAGGCAAAAACGCGAAGCGAGTTTTTAAAGAAATTAGGTGATAAATTTCATATTTATGTTGGTGAAGTTGGTTGTTGGTGTGCTTGGGCTCCTGATCCCGAGTTTATTAAAGATGTAGAATATTCCAATTCCCAACTTAATACTTTAATGAAGGAATATAAACAAAATATGGAAGATAAGGATACTGTCTTTGAATCTCGTAAAAATTCTATTGTTGCAGCTTCATCTCTTGATAATAAGCAATCTCCAACAGATGCATTAAATGATGATATAAATGATGATACAAATGTTGAATTATCTAGTATCAAAGAAAGTATTGAAAATGTAGATGTGTGGAGTCAACGCAAAGAAGAGAAAAATAAATAATTAACCTATTTAGAGTTATCATTGGAATATGAAGGCAATTGCTATATTTATTTTATTTATAGGTTGCTTATTAATAATACAAGGATATTACAGTAATAAAAAAATATGTAAAAAAGATAAAGTTATTATTAAATATGTGCCAAGAAGTGTTTACGAAGAACAAATGGAACCCGCAGAAAGTTTACAAACTTTTTATAAAGGGATGTTTGATGATATTATATTGCCCCCATAAAATATTTATTTTTATCCCTAATATTATTAAATGGAAATATTAAGAAATATTAACAAAAATATAATTGATATAACTAATGCAAATAACGATATAGATACTGGATTATTAAAAGATAATATTAAATTATATTTTGATAATATTTCTGATAAGGAGAACATTAGCAATAAAAAAAGAGAAAAATATTATGAAAACTATGAAAACAAAAGAGTTGAACAAAATATTAACTATGATAATTGGTTGCGTGAAAAAACTGACTTAATGGAAACTTTTAAATTAGACAAAACAAAAACTGCTTTACACAATTATTTAAAATTAAAACCACCTAAATATAATGATAAATTGAATTTATATTCGTATTTGGATATAATAATAGATGATGAAAAGGTTATTAATATGCCAAAACAGCAAAATATACAGACTATAAAACCAAAGGTACTTCCAAGAAAAGCAGATAAATGCCCGGAATCTAAGAAAAAGGAATGTAAAGATAAGGGCAAAAAATGTAATCCTGATTCTGGTAGATGTATTAAAGATGATAAACCCAAAGATGATAAACCAAAAGATGATAAACCCGAAGATAATAAACCCGAAGATGATAAACCCGAAGATGATAAACCAAAAGATGATAAACCCGAAGATGATAAACCCGAAAATGATAAACCCAAAGATGATAAACCCGAAGATGATAAACCCGAAGATGATAAACCCGAAAATGATAAATGCACGGAAGCTAAGAAAAAAGAGTGTAAAGATAAAGGCAAAATATGCAACCCAGAATCTGGTAGATGTATTAAAGAACCGGTTGTTAAAACAACCGGTAAAAAAGTAGCACCAGTACCAAAGGTAGCACCAAAGGTAGCACCAGTAGAACCAAAGGTAGCACCAAAGGTAGCACCAGTAGCACCAGTAGTACCAAAAGTAGCACCAGTAGCACCAGTAGCACCAGTAGCACCAGTAGCACCAGTAGAACCAAATGTAGAACCAAATGTAGCACCAAATGTAGCACCAAAGGTAGCACCAAATGTAGCACCAAATGTAGCACCAAAGGTAGCACCAAAGGTAGCACCAAAGGTAGCACCAGTAGAACCAGTCGTTAAATTAGATAAATGTTCGGAAGATAAAAAGAAGGAATGTGAAATAAAAGGAAAAAAATGTAATCCCGATTCTGGTAGATGTATTAAGAAATAATATAAGAATATTAATAGATATGAAAAATATATTCTATATTAATTGGTATAGTTTTTTTATTGCATTTATATTTGGAATTATATATGTATATTTCATAACACAAAATGATAAACATATGATGTTTGAAAATGTAAATAATAATATATATATTGGTGAAAATAATGAATGTTACAAATATGATGTTATAAATATAAAATGTTTGGATGATAATAACTATCCGACACCATTAATATAAAAATAAAGACATACATTAGGATAATCAATGCGAACATCTAAATTAAATTATATAATTGATAGAATGTTCTATGATAAAGCGGGGCAATTAATAATTAGTGCTATATTCGGATTATCCATTGCATTGTTATTTTATATGCCAATTAAATTGATAGATGCTGATTTTAAATATAATAATAAATGCTATAAACTTAATAAATATAAGGTAACCTGTAAAGAAGAAGCAATGAATACCTAGTTATAAATTGCGTTATAAAGTTAATTATCTAAATATATTATATCATTAGAGTTACGAATAAGTATAAATATGTCTACGCCAACATCTACGTTAAATGGAAATACAAATACAACAGATAATAATGATATTAATGACCCGTTGGTTCAAGATGTATTAAATGAGTTCCGCGACGAATATACCTCTAAAAATAAAAATACAAGTAGTAGTATGATACCCGATTACGAAGACGAAATTGTTGAATTCCCCCCAGATGATAATTATCCCCCACCCCCACCTTCTCAATATAGAAAACCCGAATATAACATATCTGAAAAATACCCACCTTCGCAAAATTATAACAATTCAAATATAGCAAATATAGTAAATATAGATATGGAATTGGTAAAAAAGAATTTAACTATTGTAATAATTGTATTATTAATACATAATACTAGTATGGTTTCGGCAATTTATGAAAAAATGCCAGAATATTTACATGAAAATCTTAATGCTTATGATATTCTAATAAAAACAGCATCACTATTTATAATTTTATATGTACTATCGTTTTTTAATTATATTTAATATTTATAAGAATAATTTATTACCTGGTCGCTATTTCTTTTCAAAGAGGCAACGCTAAAATATTTATATACAAAAAATACACCAATAAAAAATGCTAAAAATATTGTAAATATTGTTGTTCCAAACAATATCATATACGATGTTATATCATAATTTTTTTTATTCATAACAACTAATGATATTATGATTACCGTATAAAGTATTATTATTAAAGAATATACTGTCAAGAATAAATACAAATTATCTCCAATATTATAACTCCATAATAAGGCGATTACAACCATGACGCTTACAACAGAATATCCGAATATAGTAAAGGTTTCTTTTACGACTTCATCATTTTCGTTTTGTGATACAAATTTTTCATTTACCATTGTAATTATCTAATAATTCAGGAGATTATTTTAATTAATTATTGATTCATATTGTAAAGTTCCATAATAACTATTATAATAATCATAACCCTCTAAATGATGTTGATTATCATTTAACCCCTGTGATTTATATAATGGTCTCGCATTTTTATATTCAGTCGTTAGTTCACCTATTTCAGTATTATATATTTCATCGTTTATAA